TATATTGCTGGTAGAAGTGCTGAAAAAGTAGCAACTAACTGGAAAAAATAGCTCAAATTTAGCTCTCAGGACGTTTGTAGCACCTTCGCTGTGTGATTGTACCTGAAAGAATCATTAGATTCTGAGCGTATTAGAAATCTATGTTTCTATGGATTTCATTAAATTTGATAATTTTTTTGCTCTTGAAGGTGTTTGTCTTGCCCAAAGGCTGTCCAACATCTCAGAACTTGCTAAAGAATAGTTATGTCCACGCAAAGCTTTCATCATATTGCGAAATTTTGATACGCCATTCTTTCCCATTTGGAATATCATTTCAATCAAAATGTTTTGAGCATCAGGTTTAATATCTAAATCTTCTTGAGCTAGTAATTCTTTCATTTGAGATTTCGCTTTAGAAAAATCAATATCAAATACTTCTCGTAAATATCCTTGTGGGTACGCTGTGTTATCACGCCAATGATCTTCAACACATTTATGACCCCATCCAATCGTTCTGTGATTTTCTGTACATAGGTATATTGTATCTCGGTAGCCTTCGGCTTCCATAATAGATTCTTTAATGTAGTTTTCGTCCACTATCGACATATGCTTGTAACTCCATTTCTACTATTGCTTCTTGTAATAGTTTCCAATTTACACTTTCTCGTTTTACTTTGCCAATGTCTATTAGATAATCTATCCACTCTTGGAAGATTTTCTCTAATGTAAACATTTCTTCTGCTTCTGTCTGTATCATATTGTTGATAATCCATATAATTTATAATTATGCTACGCACTAAAACGATATCTTAGGTTTCCATACTGCAACCTTTTTTGACAGTTTGCTTTGCTTTTTATATACACGTTTAATTTGTTTTTTAGTTATTTCCTTAACTGCTTCTTCTTTACAAGTATTTTGGTAGTCAGGAAAACACATATTATTTTCTTCACAAATTTTAATATATTTTTTAGCTAGTATTTCCATAATGATTTTTTCCGTTTTCATGCGAGGGGTACTAAAGTTATCTAAGGAGCGGAGGAAGGCTATGTAATAACCTCACTTTTTCCCCCTCATTTACGTACCGAAAAAAACTAAAACGGTACGTGTATTTCCTCTCCACTATCGGCATTGTTAGATGGAGCTGGTTTCTTTGCTCCACTATTACCTTGTGGTATTAATTTAACAGTACCTGTAAATCTTGGTACAACAATTTCTGTAACATATTTTGTTTCACCATTGTTGTCATAACTACGATACTCAACTTGACCATTGACGTTTATCACATCACCTTTTTTCATGTACTTACCAATACTTTCAGCAAGGTTAGGATTAAACACAGTAACTTTATGCCATTGTGTTTTCTCTTTCATCTCACCACTTTTGTCTTTGTAACGTTCATTAGTAGCTAGTGATAAATTAGCAAATTTACTACCTTGTGTAGTTTCTTTTACTTCTGGGTCTGCACCCAAACGTCCTGTTAGTATTACAATATTAATCATTTTTTACCTTTCTGTTCAAAATTAACTAAATTTAAATCTGCAGTATTAGATTTTTCTGCTGCAAACTTTTCTTTCATATCTGAAACATATTTATTGTTGTCAAATAAACCTAAAAATACATCTGCACTTACACCTAAATGACTAAACGCTTTTGTTAAAGCATCTGTCATAGCTTTTTTAGGAGCTTCAGTATCTAGTGAGCCATTCTTTTTAAAGAGTGCTTGTACAGAAGATATTGGGCCATAGTAATCCCAAAAACTATCTTCTCTTTTTTGTGTTGCAACTGATACTTCTGCAAATACACATTTATCTGTATAATTATAATTAACTGTGTAATTCCAGCCACGACCTACTGGCCCAAACGTACCAGTCATTGTCATAATTTGATACATTGGATCAATAGTCGTTAATGTTTTACCAAATGACGGAAATGGTTTTGTATATTTTGGATTAGTATGTGCTACTTGTTTCCATAATAACATATTATCTTCTTTAGTCATAATATCTCCTTTATTTTTTCATTATGTTATTTATTTTTTCTACAGCTTTTTCTGAATTTTTTTTATTATAAATTGGTTCATTATAATGATTACAATTAGGTTCATTTGTAAATTGCATATGAAATTTTACCCAATTTATTTTTTTTTCTTTTTTGTAAAAAGTTATAAAATTAATTATTGATTGTATCATTTCTCATCCTTTTTATATCCCCATACTATTGCTTGTTTACCACTTTGATTTCTTCTTGTTTGTTGTAAATCTTTGATACATTTCATATCAACTAATTCACTAAAACGTGGTCTTACAGTAGTAATAGGTAAGTCAAGTAATTCAGCTACTTCATCTGGTGTAGCTCCGTATAAACCTTTATTTTTAACAACTTGTAAACATTGTTTTCTAATAGTTAATCGTTTACCATTTTTTAACATTGATATTCCAGCGTTATAAGAAGTTCTACGTTTTTTGTATCCAATTTTATTCTGATAATAATCCATGAAATTCACTCCAGTTTGTATCAATCGGTTTTTTATTTTGTATTGCTTTCCAAAACACCTTGTATGCTTTGAGTAGCATAGCTTGAAACTTTTTATCTTGTTCTATTTCTATGCAACGATATTCCATGTTGCCAAAAAATATAGATAAGTATGTTTTTGGTAATTTTGTTACCAACATATAATGTTGTACCTGAGGATAATATTTATCTACAAAAGCAACTTGTTTTTTTTCTGATAAATTAAATGCGTGTGTATGTTTAGCTTCGAACACAGCTATAGGTATATATTCTAAATTTAAACCTACATGAACCATACCATCTACTGAACCATAAATATAATCATTATATCTTATTGTTTGTTCATTGGTTACTTGTAAACCTTTTTGCTTTGTAAACCATTTACGATTTAAATCTTCTGTATGTATACCCATTTGTACAGGTAAAACGTCAGATAAATCAATTAGTTCTGTTGCTCCAGTTTTTTCATTATACAAATCTAACCATGTATCACCATGTACTAATTTGTTTGCGTCTGTACCACCAATTCCATTAGGTCTTTTTTTTACGTTCATTTTGTTCTCTCCTCATAGCGTTATTAATTTTATTAACATCTTCTTTCGGTATTTCTCCAGCTAAAAACTTTCTACTAAATTCTGCAAAACCATTACCATCAAATAATTTATGTTTAAGTACGAATACCAAAATTTGTTCTTTCCAAATTCTTATTCTTTCGTGATAAGGAAGTAATTCTTTTGGTTTTGATTTTCTTGTAATTTTTTGTATCATTGTGTTTAATACTTTTCTTTTGTAATCGTTCATATTTGCTCAACTCCTTTCTTAAATACCAAAGAGCTTTTTCTAAATCTTGTTGTGGGTCTGTGGTTTTTTTACCACTACGAACAATATACTTAATTATATTTCCTTGAACAAAAGATAATCCCCATGATTCTATTGCGTCAGTTACTTCAATAGTATAATTTTTATAATAGTCAGGATTGATTTGGTCTTTCATAATGCTCCCCCATATGTGTACCACAATACCATGTTTTTAATGAATCTGGTGAAAAAATACCTGTTTCAGTACAGTTTTTTTCACTACATTTTTGGTACTCTACACGTTTTTTTAGTGGCATATTAAAGAACCACCATCCGTATATTTTTAATCTGTTGGTTCTTTTTTTTCTAGCCACAATTCACATCCCAATGCGTCTGCCCAGACGCAAAACAAAAAGCCACTAGGTTTACGTATACCTACTTCCCATTTAGATACTAAACCTCTAGCTACTCCTATTGTTTCGTCTAAATCCATTTGGCTCATACCCATTTCATGACGTTTTTTTACAAATTGTGTAATAAGCTGTTCATGAAATTGTGTGCCAAGTGCTTTTTCCATGTGCTAAAAATACTTTAAATTCATTTTTTATCAATAAAAAAGTGCGTAGAGGGATTAGCTTGTGATCACCCTCAATCTTTTCACGAACAGTCAAGTTTCCTCGCCTTACGTTACTTCCAATACCACCATTGATTACCTCAGTCATTTGACCATACTTCATCTTTAGTGTACCTTATGCCCTGTTTAAAAGGCAGACATTATTCAGTCATACGCTATCCCATGTTGCAACATGGAAACCATTGGGGGAA